CAGCCGTTGAGGTTGATGGTACTGCATACTGGATGTCAGAGAATGGTTTCTTTAGATACACAGGTAAACTAGAATCACTACCATGTTTGGTAGAAGATTTTGTTTACGATGATATTAACACAATTCCAAAACAACATATCAATGCAGGGCTTAATAATTTATTTGGTGAAGTAATGTGGTTTTACCCTAACTCAGGTTCCGGAACAGTTAATAGAGTTGTAACATACAATTATCTAGACTCAAGTCCCGAGCGACCAGTATGGACTACAGGTACACTTGCTAGAACTGCATGGCAAGATTCTTCAGTATTTGGTAAACCTCATGCAACAGAATACGATGAAGATGGCACAACTGCAACAACAGATACTAATTATATTTTTGGTAATCAGGATGGCACATCAACTTATTTTGAACATGAAACAGGACTAAATCAAGTTAAAGAAGGTGCAACAACTGCAATTACTGCAAACATAGAATCAGGAGATTTTGATATAGGTCAACAAGGTTTAGCTGGTGATGGTGAGTTTATGATGAAAATAAGAAGAGTTATACCAGATTTTCTTTCACAAACAGGTGATACTAGAGTTACATTAAATTTAAGAGACTTTCCAAATGATTCACAAGCAAGTTCTACGTTAGGTCCATTTACAATAACATCTAGTACACAAAAAATAGATACACGAGCACGTGCACGATCAATATCATTAAAAATAGACAACACAAGTACAACTCAGTTTTGGAAAGTAGGAACTTTTAGAATTGATTATCAACCGGATGGTAGAAGATAATGGCAAGAATAGTACAATCACTTACACAACCCGATGCAGAGTATGATCAACAAACTCAACAATCTTTTGTAAGAGATGTAGATAGTATTGTACAAAAATTAAATACTACTTATCAACAAGATTTAAAAGACGAAGCAGAAGCGGAGGCATATTTCTTTGGCTAATTCATTTATAAATAAAAAAGTAGATTTAACAACTACATCAGCTACAACATTGTACACTGTACCCTCAGCTACAACTGCAATAGTAAAATCTATAATAGTGTCAGAAGACTCTGGAAATGCTGATACAATTACAGTTACTATTACAGATACATCAGATGCTGTTTTTAGTCTTTTTAAAACTAAGTCTATATCAGCCAATGGCACAACAGAATTATTATCAGCCCCTTTAATATTAGAAGAAAGTGAAGTATTAAAAGTGACTGCAGCAACAGCAAATAGACTACATGTGGTTCTTTCGGCCCTACAATCTAAGCCTAGAGAAGTTACAACATAGTCTTGATT